TTCATCGACGTTTATTCAAAGAAGGACAATCTTTATAAACTTAGGATCTCCACGCTAGAATCACCTATTAAGTACTATTTATTAGATAAAAGCTATCACGAATTCTCATTCTGGGTTTTTGATGATGAATTTGATGCCTATAAAATTTCACTAAGGGGAAAGGATCGTAACAAGAAAAAACAGAATATTGACACGGAGGATGGGAAATACCAGATCCATGTTCATCTTAACGATATAGGGGAAATGATTTTTTTTGAATTAAATAAAAAAAAGAGAAAGAAAAACAAACAATAGCTGTATAACACTTAAAAGTAATATAAAATGAGCAAAAAGAATCAAAAGAAATCTATCCCAATGGGTATTCCTAAGCCTATTGTAAAGATGCAGGAATTGAAGCAAACAATTGAGCTTTGCTTGGTTATGATAGTTAAGGATGAGGAGGACACTATCGAAAAATGTCTTTCAGCAGTTGCTCCGTATATTTCATATTGGGTAATTGTCGACACCGGATCTAAGGATAAGACCAAAGAGGTTATTAATTCAACAATGGAAAAACTTGGAATTCCTGGTGAACTTCACGAGCGTCCATGGGTAAATTTCGAAGTTAACAGAACAGAGAGTCTTGAGTTGGCTAAGGGTAAATGTGATTACAGATGGATTATAGATGCCGATGACACTTTCATTGCAGAAATGCCAGGAAGAAATCCTTTTGCTGGTTTGGATAAGACCCCAGATGCTTACCAGATCATGTACAGATTAGGGGCTCTTCAATACCATCGTGTTCAGGTAGTTAGATCTGATGTTGATTGGTGTTATAAAGGGGTTCTTCATGAATATCTACATACAGATAAGCAAAACCTAATCCAGGGCACAATTCCGCATTCTCACGTTATTGCGGACATCTCGCCTCTTAAGAGAGCATCGAGTCTTCAAGAGAAATACTCTAATGACGCTAAAATTCTAGAAGAGGCTTTAGAAAAAGAACCCGATAATGCCAGATACGTTTTCTATCTAGCTCAAAGTTATAGAGATTCTGAGCAATATGAGAAGTCGATAGAAGCTTATGTTAAAAGAGCTGAGATGGGTGGCTGGGAAGAAGAAGTCTACTATTCGATGTACATGGAGGCTAAAATAAAGGAGAGATTAAACTATCCAATCGATGAGGTTGTTAATCTTTACTCAAAGGCATGGGAATACAGACCATCGAGATTGGAGTGTGCATTCCACGTTATGAGAAAGTTAAGAGAACAGAAAAGATTCTTGATCGCTTTTGCCTATGGAGACGTAGCTATTAAAACTAGAGGAACATCAGATATTCTTTTCGTTGAACCTGAGATCTGGCAATGGAGACTTCTTGATGAGTACTCATTGGCTGCACATTATATTGGAAACCCAGAGATTGCTTTAGAAAAAACTACTGCCATCGTTAAATCTGAATTTTTCAACGGTATTCCAGATTTTGAAAGGGATAGGCTTAAAAAGAACCTAGAATTCTATCAAGCTGCAGCTAAAGAGAAAGCTAAACAAGTGGAGCAAGCCAAAAAAGCTCAGAATCCAGCGATATATAATGGAAAAAGATAATTAGCATGAAACACCTTCTGGAATTTGAATCATATGAATCTAGCTTAAACGAAGCCAAAGTGCCAGTTTACAACGAAGCACATTACAGAGGCCATGATTCAAAGCCTGAAATGAGTGTGCCTACTGAAGATCTAACCGAAATTATCAACATTTTCTTAGGATCTCAGGCTAGTGGCGAGATTGAAATGGTTGTTGTTGAGACTATATTACCTAGTCAAGGTAAAAATGCTCCAGAGTATATTAAAAGAGAAGCGGAAAGAGAAAGAGAAAGAATGGCTAAAAGAAAATATGCCATCTATGGAAGCAGAACAGAAAGAGACGACAGACCAGAAGATGATTATACGGATGCTATCAATATTTTCACCGACGTAGAATTTGTAGTGACTGGGGTTGGCCAAAAAGACGGAGCTGAATGCGTTTTCGCCATCCCCAGATCATTTTATATTAAAACTAAGAGACAACCTGAACTAGCTTCTGATTACACTATCTGCATTCTACCAGAGCAGATAGAACAGGTTACTTACGTTCCTACCAAATAGGAATCCCTATTTTTCTTTAATTTTATTTTTTCTTCGAGAAATTTTCTTACATTTGCTTTGTATAACTAAAGCACAGTGATTTATGTGGTCATTGATCCTGTGTTTAATAAACCATAAAGATGAAAGGTAAATTACATAAAACTAAAAACGGCTGGACAGTTCAATATGAGGATTACCTGAGGGTATTCCCATTTCCACAAACCGTTTCAAAAGAGATTCCGTTACATCCTTATTTAGAACCAAACTATGAACTCGGTAGAGATATGGATGGTGAAGAAGTAGAATTTGAGATAGAAGATTTTTGGGAAACTGGATTGGAAGAGCCCATTAGAGTTGCCAACACTGACATTCAAATAGATGAAACTGGTTATCCCCTTATAGATGGAACTTTAAAAATTTGCAATGAAATTATTGAGAAGAGGGAATTAAAAGAGAAATACGATCTGGCTGAAAGCTTATGGGAAGGATGCGATGGATGTGATGAGAGCGATAAGAACTTCTGGATGAAAGGATTCGTTTCTGGACTAAATTATTATGATGCACAGATTCCTGACGAATATATAAAAAAGGCTGCCTCGGAATATTCTTCTAGTTTCATGAATAAAGGGGTTGCAGAAACGAGCTTTATCAGAGCATGTTATTGGTGTCAAGAGTACCTTAAAAAATAGAATGATAAAAAATGAGAAAATTAAAGTTTATACTAAACGATCTAAAATTTTTCAAGGCTTTATTTAGCCCATTTAAGCCTTTCGGGTTAAAATTCTACGCGGGGAAGATTGCTATTGGTACTCCTTACTTCTTTCCAAGAAGATGGAGAAAGCTCAATGAAGATGAGGTTAGAGAAAAGGCTCAGGGAATGTTAGACAAGCAAATAAAAGCTGTGGCTGTTAATCCCAACGTTCCCCAGTTAACACTCGATCAATGGATTGAGAAATCTAGAGGCTTTATGAAAGCAGTTCCAAAAAAAGTGGGATTTGACTTTGTTAGATTAGGATGGAAAACTAAATGGAGTGATAATGACTTTAGATTTGAATGGTCTCCCTTAATCTCATTTGTATTTTTTAAATGGCAAGTAGCAGTAACGGTTAATGCACCTGAACCCCATTATTGGGAATGCTGGTTGTACTATGAATATGCTACAGACAAAACTAAATCAAGAAAAGAAAGAGTGGCTCAATGCAGAGAAGAGTTTCCTCAAACTTGGACTGCCCACCGTGGTGATGAAAGTGAAGAGACCATTGACTACTACAATCTTGTGATTAAACCAAAATATTTAACACCTAAAAAATAAAAGATGATAAACAACTTCGATCTAATTAGACCACTCCTGGATTTCTCAGATTCGGACACCTATTATTTTCTTGAAATCCTGAAGAGGAGAAAGGATAATCCTGGGCTTGCTAAAGATATGGTTGTTATTGATGACCTTTTTATTTATAACCTAGCACACTTTGATGCCATAATGGATTCTATTATCCAAACGTGTGATACTAATAATGCAAGAGCTTACTTCAGAATAAACAAAAGAAGTGCAAAGAAGACAGCATTTCAAATGCTAAAGCGAGTAACTGATATTATTATGTCTGAAGATTACAAGGCGGTTAGATTTGCCTTTAGCTCGGTCTCAGGTGAGTTTCATGGTGACGATGATAAGAAGTGGATTGTTGACATTGACTGGAAAGACTTCGAAGGACGTAAAGCATTTTTAGGAGTTATGCATCAAAGGATAAAGGATCTTCAGGAAGAGACCGGCAGAGAACCTATGATGGAAATGATTCCAACCAAGAATGGTTATCATTTAATTACGAGACCGTTTAACATTCAAAGAATGACCCAGTTTCTTGCAGACAACAAAGCAAAAGTGGACATCCATAAAGATAATCCTACTATTTTATACATGCCTTAAAAAATTAAAAATGCAAAATGTAAACAGCTGCTGCTATGTAGCAAAAATAGATGTAATTGAAAACATTCCGGGTGCAGATAAAATAGAACAAGCCCGCATCGGTGGATGGAATTGCATCATACAGAAGGGGGAATATAATGTTGGGGATTTGGTTGTTGTTGCAACCACCGATGCGGTTATACCCCAAGATTTATCCGATGATATGAACGTAACCAACTATCTCCGCAGGGGACAGAGGGTTAAAACGGTAAAGTTAAGAGGTGTGTATAGTGAGTGTTTGATAATACCTTTAAAGTTTATTTCTTATAAAGGAACCCCTAACGAATATTACGAGGGTAGAGATATGATGAAGGAGTTAAACATCTTCAAGTATGAACCCCCGGTTAAACAAATAACCCTTGGTTCAGGTAGAAAAATAAGATATCAAGATAATCCAAATTTCCTTGTGTATTACAAGTTTCCTAATATGAAGAATGTTACTGGAATGTTCACTGAGGAAGATCTGGTTCAAATTACTAGAAAGATACATGGTACAAACGCAAGATATGGTATAGTAAGAAAAACAAAATTGTCTCTATTAGACAAGATAAAGCTAGCACTTGCAAGAAAGATAAAGCCTGATTGGAAATGGTCTGAATATGAGTTTGTTGTTGGTTCGCATAATGTTGAGAAGGGATCAGACTCACAAGGATTCTACGATACGAATGTATGGTATGAGATTGCTGACAAATACAAGATCAAAGAGAAATTATGGAAGTTTGTTAAGGAGAAAATGTCGGATGAAGTAGGTTCGGGAGTTGTTTTATATGGCGAAATTTACGGTAAAGGAATTCAGAAAGGATATGATTACGGGTTAGATGATATTAAATTTTGTGGATTTGATGTTATGTGGGACGGAGAATATTTATCAACTCTTCTTGCAAAGATGGTTATAGAAAATGATTTGGAACTATCTCATGCGGATATACTTTATGTTGGTAAGTGGTCACAAGAGATTCAAGACAAGTTTGTATTTAATAACTTTATAAATGGGACAAAAGTACCACACGAGGGTGTTGTAGTGAAGCATGTACACGGTGTACGTAATAAGATTGCCAAGGTGATCAATCCAGATTATCTAATCTACGGAGAGAAACATGATATTGGAGATTCCCACTAATTTTTTTACCCCGAGAAATCTCCCTACATTTGCAAAGATTAAAAAGAAGTTTTTATGTTAAATATAAAGTTGGAGCCTGGACAAAAGTTATTCTTCACCTCTGATACTCATTATAATCATAAGAATATATGTAGAGGAGTAACTAACTGGAGACGTCAGGATGGCTCTATTCCAATCGATCAGACTAGGGACTTTCAGAATCTAGAGCATATGAATTCTGTTATTGTTGATAATATCAACAAGACAGTAGGCCAAGATGATATACTGATTCATTTGGTGATTGGTCATTTGGTG